GTTAGGATAACAATGGCACTATCAATGGAACAGGTTGCAGCGCGAGTCCTGTCTATGCGCTATCGCAACAATGAGCGTGATGCTCGCAACCTTGACGTGCTTGCTGTCCGCAAAGGCAAAATCGCTGAGGTCTACCCAGACTTCTTCCCCGACGGCGTAGATGCAAACGTAGTAGCAAACTTTATTGACATCGTTGCTCGTGACCTCTCTGAGGTTATGGCTCCACTGCCAGCAGTAAACTGCTCAGCAGCAAATCAAGTTTCAGATAAGGCACGCCAGTTCGCTGACAAGCGTACTCGTATTGCCTCTAACTACTTCAACCACTCAGACCTATCAGTACATATGTACTCAGGTGCTGACTGGTATCTCACCTACGGTTTCGTCCCTTTCATTATTGAATTAGACGAAGAAGCAAAAATGCCACGTATCCGCGTAGAAAATCCTATTGGGGCTTACCCAGAATTTGACCGCTACGGACGTTGCGTTGCATTTGCTAAGCGATATGTAATGACACTAGGCGAATTGGTTTCACAATTTCCTGAGTATGAAAGAGAACTTCTTGGTGGCTACGGCTACAAGCAAGACCTCAACACTCAGATTGAGATGATTCGCTATTATGACAAAGACCAGTCAATTATCTATCTTCCTACAAAGGGCGACTTAGTTCTATCATATGCTAAGAACCCACTAGGTAAGATGATGATTGTTGTCGCACGTAAGCCATCTATTGACGGTGAACTTCGTGGACAATTTGACGACGTACTTGGCATCCAGTTACTACGTAACCGCTTTGCGTTGCTTGCTATGGAAGCAGCAGAGAAATCTGTTCAGTCTCCAATTGTTCTTCCTAACGATGTTCAGGAACTACAACTTGGTGGAGACGCTGTTATCCGTACAGCAAACCCAGCAGGTGTTCGCCGTGTGGAACTTAACATTCCAGCGGGGGCATTCACCGAACAAGAAGTACTTAATCAAGAATTGCGTGTTGGTTCACGCTATCCAGAATCGCGTACTGGAAACATTGATGCCTCTATCGTCACGGGACAAGGCGTACAGGCACTTATGGGTGCATTCGATACCCAAGTTAAGTCTGCTCAAGCAATCTTTGCTGCAGCCCTACGCGATGTTATTAGCCTCTGCTTTGAGGCAGATGAAGTAATCTATCCAGAAGAGAAGACCATTCGTGGTGTTGACTCTGGTTCACCTTACGAAATCACATACCGACCAGGCAGAGACATCAAGGGTGACTACTCAGCAGATGTCCGCTACGGAATGCTCGCTGGTCTTAACCCTGCACAGGGTCTTATCTTTATGCTCCAGGCTTTGGGTGGCGGTCTTATCTCTAAGGATATGGCTATGCGTGAACTTCCATTCACAGTCAACGTCACACAAGAACTTGAGAAGATTGAAATTGAGCAGATGCGTTCTTCGCTTCTTGGTTCACTTACAGCCTTCTCACAGGCTATTCCACAAATGGCAACTCAGGGACAAGATGCTTCAGAGGTGGTCCGTAAAATTGCTGCGGTTATCAAGGCTCGTCAAAAAGGTGTCGCATTAGAAGATGCCATTGAAGCCACATTCGCTCCGCAGCAACAAGTTCCTCCTGCTGGGGCACCACAAATGGTTGAGCAAACGTCCCCTGCTCCCGAAGGCGTTCCAGCAGGAGGCGCTCCTACAGAACAAGGTGGAGCACCAATAGAAGCACCACAGGCAGCACCAGATATTCAAACAATTCTCTCAAGCCTTTCAGCATCAGGTGCTGCAAACGCAAGAGCAGTAACAAGAGGGTAGTAAAGGCTGGGGACAATGACAACAATTATAGGATTACAATACGAAAAAGATTGTGTTCTGATTGCAGATAGCCAAACTACAGATGACAGTGGAAAGATTTTTACACATCCAGATGTCAAGAAGATTTCTGAACGAGGACAATTTTTGGTTGCTGGTTCAGGTGAGGTTCTACCTTGCGATGTAGCACAACATATTTGGGAACCTCCAGTTCCTACCAAGCAAGACAAGGAAGACCTTTACCACTTTATGATTGTAAAGGTTATGCCTTCTCTCCGTAAATGTTTATCATCAAATGGTTTTAACTTTGATGAGCCTAAGACAGAGCAACGCTTTCAGTTTCTGATTGCAGTATGCGGAGAAATTTTTGACATTGATGATGACCTATCGGTTACCAGAAATGCAGATGGAGTTTATGCAACAGGGTCTGGCGCAGCGTATGCTATAGGAGCACTACACGCTGGAGCAGATGCCTACGAAGCGATGGAGATAGCAGCGAAGGTTTCAGCCTTTACTGCTCCACCTTATATATCGAAAGTACAATTCAAGCATACTAAGTAGGGAGAAATAAATGGCAGAAAAAAGAGGCGGAATGCGCCCTACCGCACCGCAGAACAACCCTGCTAATATCTCAGCAACAGGTGGCAATGGTCAGGCTGGCACTCAGGCTGCTCGTTACATCCCTGGAATGGCTTATGGCCAAGGTCAGGCAACAATGCAACAGCAACAGGGTGCACCTATGGCAGGCCCTACACCTCGTGGAGCAGTTAGAGAAGCACCTATGAATGTTCCTGGTATGCCACCAATTACACCTCTCACAGCCCCTACAGAGCGTCCAGATGAACCAATTACAAGCGGCGTTGACTTCGGCCCAGGAGCAGGTTCTGAGGCTCTTAACCTACCTCGTGAGCGTTCTCTTTCAGAGATTCTTGCATCAATGATTGATATGGACCCTACTGGAGAAGTACAGGAACTATACGACTTCGTTGCATCACGAGGTCTTTAATGATTAAAAAACCATTAAATAAAATTGCTGACGTTTCGCCAGGTACTGCGGTGGCTGCTGCCCAAGCAGGACTTTCCGAAAAGGAAAAATCACAGGTTGCTGCATTTACTGAGTTAAAGAAGACTCACGAATACTTAAGCACACTTCCCCAGAATGACGCTTATCGCTCATTCAATGCTCTTCCAAAAGAGTACCGCGAAGTACTTGCTATGACTTTCGACCCAAAGTACCAACAGCAAGATAAAGGTTTCTTTGGAAACTTTCTTGCAGGTGCAACAAGTGCATCAAATTATTCTTATAGAACCGTGCTTGACTTTGGTAAGCAAATTGTCGGTATCGAAACTGGCCGCAAAAAAGATGTAACACTTAAAGAAGCAACAACGCAATTACAGAATGTTGTAGGCGTTATCGGTCCACTTAAGTCTACCTATGCTGGTTTTCAAAGGGCTGGAACAACAACGGCAGCAGGTGACCTACTTGAAAAATTGCTCCGCCCACAAGAAAAACTTGTAAAGCAACCATATGCTGCTTCAGAATTAGCAAGCAACGCTGGCGAGAATGCTCTTAAGGTGTGGGGTCAAGCAACTCTTGAGGGCTTGAAAGAACTAGCCCCAGGCGGACGCGACGCACTGCCAACAGATGCTTCTACAACTTGGAAGAAGTATTGGGAACAAGCAGCAGATAAAGAAAACGTATTTAATTCAGATGAAGTAGCAATCATAGAAAAAAACACTGCTCCTGAAATTGCATTCGTTGCTAAAATTCTTGCTCGAAAAGAAAACATACTTGACAACTATGAAGAAATTCTAGCCGATGATAAGAAACTTGAAGTAGTAAATCGCTTTACTTCTGGCAAGCCAGAAGATAGAGAGTTTGCACAAGAAGTTGCTAAGGTCATAACCCAGTATTCAAACGCAAAAATTTCTGTTGGTCGTGACAGCACTCGTGAATTCCTTTTCCGTTTATTTCCATTTGATGCAGAGAAGGCTGTTGCTGGCGATGGAGCATCACAGAAGTTCTTTACTGGCATTTCTGGCACAATTGACTTTGTTGTTACATTTGCACTTGACCCACTTATTGGTATAAGCAAACTTAAGCGTGTTGGTGAAACTGCTCGCTTTGGTCTTATTAAAATGGGCGAAGACCCACGTAACATTGAAAAAGCCTGGAAGAGTAGAACTGTACGTCGCTATTGGGACAGACTAGGCAAGTTACTTCAGACATATGAGAACGGAAGTATCGCTGTAAAGGCAGATACCCTTACACGCATTACTGAACGCTTCCCCGAAATTAGCACAGACGTTGCTATGTATATGGCTCCAAACATCAAGGACGCTGACTCTGCTCTCAAGTTCTTTGTAAGTGGAGACATTGTTGACGATATGATGCGTGGAAACGCTGGTATTCGTCGTACCCCTTTAGTTCCACGTTACTCAATTGCTCGTGCAATTAAAGACTGGACAAAAGATGCAGTTGGTAAAGGCATCGGAATTGAACGCTACCGCGTTGGCGAACTTCCAGAAACCATTGCAGACATTGCAAAGACCATTGAAGAGGGTCCAAACGCTTGGGCGTCTAGGCTTGGATTTAGAGAAGACACTCGTGTTCTTGCAGGACGTGCAGATGGAAAAGGTTTTGTTGCAAAAGACAGAAGCCTAGATGCAGTCCTAGATAGAGCAATCTCTCGTCAGGTTTCTATTGCTCCAAAACTTGACAGAATGATTGTCCTTGATGACGCATCATCTGCTGACCAGGTTTATCGCCTTGCTCGTACAGTTATTGATAAGCACAACGCATCAGTATTTCGCATTGCTTGGATTGGTGCTACAGAGGGCGAACGTCTTCTTATGTACAAGGGCTTGCTTAAGACTCTTGGCGTAGGTATGGGCTTTGACCTTACTGAAGGCGGACGACGGTTCCTTGACAACATTGATGTAATGAGCAAGGAACTCTACTCAGTAAACCAGTCAGCACTTGACCTAGGTGAGTTTACTCGCATTTTGCGTACCACAGAAGCAGGAGGGGTCCAGGCTCCAGCAGGCATTCGTAGAATTGTTCAGGAAGTAACAGAAACTGCAGGTGCAGAAGGTGTTGCTCAACGTCTTGCTGCATCTAGTAACGCAGAAATGCGCGAGATTGTTGCAGACATTGCTGAAATCAAGGAAACTAAAAAGGCACTTATTGCTCGCAGAGACCTTGGAGTAAGCCCTGAAGAAGCAGCGACAATCGAGTCGGTAATCAAAGAATTTGATAAATCAATCTCCATTCTTGGCGGTATGTTATACAAAACAAAGATGGCCAAAAAAGAGATTAAAGATATTCTTGAAGGCATTCGCCCAGCAGAACTAGAAGTTTTTAATGCCGCTGAACTTGATGGAGCACAGTATGCTGTTCGTGCATACCAACTATCAAATCGTCGCTACCTTCCTAACCTAGTTGAACTTCGTCAGTTTGAACTTAGAGGAAATATCTTTTCAACAATTACTGGCAAAGTTGGCGAATCTGTACTGTCGCAAAAAACAGTTGATGTTTGGTCATTCCTTAACTTGTACCCACGTCTAGGTATTCGTACCAGCATTGAAGAAGTCGGAACTTTCGGACTCATCAATGGTCTTAAGGGCGTAGCAGATTACATTTCTGGCCGCCTTATCTCTCAAGAGATTCGTAAGGCTACATTGCCAAGCGGCAAGAAAACTATCATAGGGCAAAAAGAAGTAGAGTTTAGCCCACTTGGTCTCATCTCGCGTCAAGTGTACAGAATTATGAAGACAATGTACACACGAGATGAACTTGTTAAGTTTGCAGATGACCCTGAGGCTATGGCAATTGCCGTAGGTAAGGCTATTCTTAACGATAGATTTAAGCCAGAGTTCTTGCGTACTGCTAAAGGTGCACGTATCTCAGGATATGCCGAAGACTTTGTTCGCAACAATGGACAAGTAGTTACTGACACCATCAATGGCGCAGCAACTCGTGCAGAATTTAAGTTGGACGTAGCAGAAGAGACTATGAGTAGCCTACGTCAGTATGGACCATCTCTTACAGAGAACCCACAAATTTTGCAAATGTTAAAAGATGCAAAGTTCCAGTCAGTGTTTTCTCAGATTCGTTACGATAGACCAGAATACCTACTCAACTGGTACCTTGATTTGCAGAATACAATTGGCAAAAAGAATATCTTTGGACAAATTGTATTTACAAATATCCTTCGTAAAGAAGAAGATGTTATTGCCGAACTTGTTAAGTTTATTGAAGGCAAGGGAAATACGCTTGCTAAGCGATTTGCTATATACAAGGCCGAAGGAGCAGAAGGTTTTGCTAAGCGTATCTATGTAGATGCTACAAACGGCCTACGTGATTACTCTGGCCGTCTTAACGTAAAACTTATTGAGGAAATCAAGGTAAGTGGTGGTATCACAAACTTTGACTTTGCTCAACTTGCCAAGTACGAGGAAGGCTTTGATAAGCCTAAGTTGGTTCTTGGACGCGAACTTATTCCTTACCAGGCTGGCGAAGCGCCACAGTTTATTGACCGAGTTGTAAAGAATGGCTACGCTTGGATTGGTCGCCAGATTGCACTCCTAGACCGTGAGCCTATTCTCTATGGTAACTATGTAATGTACCGCGAACAACTTGGTAAGTTGCAAAATAATCTAGTCAACTCATTTATTGAGGCTGGAATAACAAGAGAGACTGCAGAATTACTTGCAAGAAATCAGACTCACGAGACAGCATTAAACCTTGCTCGTAACAGAACGCTTGCATATGTAGATAACTCGGACATCCGAACAAATCTTGCATTTAGCATCCGTAACTTTGGTCGCTACTATCGTGCAACAGAGGACTTTTGGCGTCGTGCTGGTCGTATTGCAAAGTACGAGCCAGAGGCTATCCAAAGACTTGCTATTCTTAACCAAACATTCCAGCATTCAGGGTTTGTACACAAGGATTCCAACGGTGAACTCTACTTTACCTACCCAGGTGATGACATTCTTAACGTCATTATGGGTGGAACAGTACTTCGCTTCCTAGGATTACCAGGAATGCAACCATTGCCAGTTAACTTTGGTGGTAAAGTCAAGATGCTTACCCCATCTCTTGACCCAGAATCTGCAGCACCTAGAATCGGTACACCTCTTACGGCTATTCCGCTGGAGATTCTATCTAACTTACCTATTGTTGGTGAGTGGATTAAGGATGTAGAACCAATTCTTACTGGAAGCAGGAGAGACCAACCATTCTGGCGCAAGGTTACTCCTATCAACGTACAACGTTTTATAGATATTATTGGAAGTCAAGAAGTTCTTACAGAACAGAAGGCATCAGCAGTTGTTCAGGCTATGCGTCTTGGAATTTCTACTGGTAATGGTCCTAAAGAAGGCTCAGACATCAACGAATTTATGACATTCGTTATGAAGCAAGCCATTAACATTATGGCAATTCGCTTTACTATGGGTCTCTTTGCCCCAGCATCAGTTCAGACATTTGCCAACCAAGATGTTCCTCAGGCAATGATTGATGCAGGAGTATTTAGTTGGGATACAGAGTTTGCTAAGTTGGTTGAGAAGTATGCTGGTGACCCAGATGCTTTCAGCAAGGCTTATGTTCGCTTTGTAACCCTATATCCTAACAAGGCTGTATATGGAGTCTCAAAGACAGAGACTGGCACTGAGGCTTCCTTCCAGAAGACTATGGAAGCAGCAGACTTTGTAAAGAATAACAAGGATTTCATTCTTTATCACAAGCAAGCAGCATCATTCTTTGTTCCAGTAACTGGACAGAATGACATAGGTGCATATTCATACCTAAAGTCTGAAGGCTTTATTAAGAATAAGGACCTTGAGGACTTCCTGCGCCAGGCTGCGTCAGCAGAAGGCCGCCAGAAGTACAATGTACGTAAAGAATTTTACGATGATGCAATCACAAAGTCCGACAGTGTTCAGGGTAGAAAAGAACTTCGTCAAAAGTGGGATGTAGAGAAGAATGCTTTTATGAAGCAATATCCTCTATTGGCCGCAGAACTTGGTGATGTTAAGGCATACAAGGCTCTGAAGATTGAAGCACTTAATGACCTACGCAGCGTTGTATACAATGGCTTATCTCCAGATAAGGACCTTGCTAACACATTTGCAACAATGATTTACAAGTATGACGAGTTCCAGGCTAGCGTAGATGCTATCCAAGGAAGTTCTCAGTCAGATGCTGACCGCAAGAGAATGATGAAAGATGATATACGTGAGTTCCTAAAGGCCACAGCGGGTACTAACCCTAATGCTGTATCGCTTTACTGGAACATATTCGATGGTTTGATTGGAGAATAAGATGTCACAAGACAAAGATGGCGATGGATTCGTAGTCCCGACCAAAGCAGGGGAAGTAATCCCTGACGTTCTCCTTGACCAAAATGATAACGATAAGACCATTGGAAGCAAGATTGCCGCCAGCCAAAATAATAATACAAATGCAGACGAAACTGGTCTTGAAACAACATCTGGCTATGCTATCTACAACGATAAAGGCGAGCCTACATATGCTGACAACACAATAGAGTTGGCTAAGTACCTTAATAAACTTGGTGCAGAGACTATCAAAAATCTCAAGCAGCAGTACGCATCTGCAGGTCAATATGATTACCCAGTAAACGGCAAGTTGGGCACATCTGACCCACTCATTTCTTTGGTTGCAAGGGCTTTGAACTACCAACAAATTACTGGTACAAAACTTCCACTTAGCGCTGCTATTTCTCAGGCTATTAAAGCAGATGCAGCAACAGGAGCCACTGGTGCAACTAGCCGTACTAGCGGTTCTCTTACAGCAAGGCCATCGGCTGCGGCTGAGATTCAAGACACATTTAAGACTATGTTCGGTGAGGCAGCACCTAAGGATGCAGTAGATGCCTACTACAAGGAACTTAACGCCCTTGAACTATCACGCATTAGTAAGGCAAAAACCATTAAGGGTGTGGATGTAACCACTAAGGGTGTCACAGAACAAGAGCGTATTGACCTACTCAACAAGTATGTTAACCAGTACGCCAACATTCGCATTAATGCAGCAAATGCAGGAGACCCTGTAGCCCAGGCAAACTTGGGTAAGGGTCAATTTGGTATTGCTTACACAACACTTAAGAATGCTTACTTTGAGAATGGTATTCCAATCTCTCAAGCAACTTTCAACAAGCAGGTACTAGAATCAGCATCAGATAATGACCGCCTTAAGGCTAATATGAACTTGATTAACCTTCAGGCTAAGACGCTATTCCCAGCCCTTACCGAAAAGATTGATGCTGGATATACAGTAAAGCAATTGCTCAGCCCATACCTTCAGTCACGTGCTAATATCCTTGAAGAAGATGCAGACACTATTGACATTAAAGAACTTAAAGATGTAGCAAAAGACCCAAAGGGTTTGATGAACTTGTACGACTATGAAGTATCTCTGCGCCAAAATTCGAAGTGGCGCTTTACTAAGAATGCTCAGGACACTTTGGCTAATGTAGCCACTAGGTTAGCCCAGACATTCGGTTTGGTAGGATAATGGCACAGACAGTAAAGGTAAAATCTGGCGATACTATGAGTGCTCTTGCTAAAAAAGCAGGAGTATCACTCAAAGCATTCATTGCTGCTAACCCACAGATTACTAACCCAAATCTTATTAAACCAGGGCAGATTCTTAATATACCCGTTGCTCAGCCAACAGCATCTACAACAGATTCAGCAGCATCAGTACGTCCAGACGCAGAGTATGATGCAAGGATGGCAAGTGCAGCGCCTACATCTGGACCAATTCCAGGGTTCGTACCATCTCCAAAGTTCCCAGCAGGACCAAGAAATCCAGGAGGCGTTGGAAACGTTGGACCATTTCTTCCCGTAGAAGAAGAACCAGCAGCACCAGTAAAACCAACTTGGACAAAGGCTGGCACAGTTCAAACTGCTAATGGTCCTGTTGATGTTGATGCTAACGGTTTAGCAGCCGATGGCTCTAAGCCAGTCGCTGCTGCTGTGCCTTCTAATCCACTTAACACTGGTCCTACAGTGGCGCAGGTTGATTCGATTGCTGCTATCAAAGCACTTCTTTCATCATATGGAATTGGTGAACTTGGGGATGCAGTAACTAACGCTGTTATCAAGGGTTATTCAGCAGATACTATTGACCTCATAATGCAAGACCCTAATAGCAATGACCCATTAGCGGTTGCATTCCAAACAAGATTTTCTGCAAACAAGGCCCGTGCAGCAGCAGGCAAGTCAGTACTTAGCCCAGGTGCATACCTTGCTTTGGAAAGACAGTACACGGAGACAATGCGTTCTTTTGGTGTAGCGGGACTTGCAAAACAAGAAACATTAAGTAGTTTTATCAGCAACGATGTGTCTCCTACTGAGGTAGCAGATAGAGTGGGTCTTGCTGTAACACGTATTCAGAATGCAGACCCAGAGACAAAGAAAGCCTTGGCTCAGTATTACCCAATGCTTAATCAAACAGATATTGTTTCATCTTTCCTTGACCCTAAGGAAGGCTTGCCTGCGCTACAACGTAAGATAACAATGGCTGAAATTGGTGGAGCAGGACTTGTTCAGGGTGTAAAGGTAGCGCAGACAACTGCAGCCGACCTTGCAGACTATGGAGTAACCAAGGACGAAGCACGTAAGGGATATGCAACTGTTGCAGAACTTACACCACGTGCAGACTTCCTATCACAGATTTCACAAGGAGAAAATTACGGGCAAACTGAAGCAGAGGCAGAAGTATTTAAGGGTACAGCCTCAGCAAAGCGTGCACGTCAATCACTTACAGCAATAGAGCAAGCAAGATTCCAAGGCTCTGCTGGAACAGGTAAGGGAAGCCTAGGCGCATCACGCCAAGGTTCCTTCTAAACAGAATCCTATATGGACCCATCGGCCCCGTATAGCGTACTAGACCGATAGCAAGAGCCAGACCATTCCCCCGATTGGAACCTGAGGCTTGCGACTACTACAAATAGAAGGGTGGAAAGTTGCTATGAGCAACAACTACTGGGATGACGAAGACGATGACTTGGACACAGAAGTCACTGGCAATATGGATGGAAGCGACCTCTTAAAGAAGTTGCGGAAAGCCAAGCGTAATGATGAGAAACGAATCAAGGAACTCACAGACCAATTGGAATCATTATCCAAGGTTCAGCGTGAGAGAACCGTCAAGGAAGTCCTAGAAAAGAAGGGTGTCAATCCTAAGGCTGTACGTTTAATCCTTAAGGACATAGATGATGTTAACGAAGAATCAGTGAATAACTGGCTCGACGAAAACGGAGACTTGTTCGGATTAACTAAGTCAGAGGAAGCCCCTAGAGTAGACGAGATGGACCGCGCTGCATTACGTCAGCAGGACGTCGTTACACAGGGTGCATACACACCTGACCGAGCAGAAGACCTAAACTACCGCCTCGACAATGCTGAATCAGCAGAAGAGATTTTAAGTTTACTTCGCTCACAAGAATAATCAATCATAGTTTCTAACTACAAAAGGAAATATACCCAATGGCAAACGCATTCACAGGAACGGGCTCCGCTACACTCGGAGGTACCGTCGGCGGTGCTGGTTTAGTTCAGAAGGCTTATGACCGACTTCTTGAGTTCGCACTTCGTAGCGAACCACTTATTCGTTCAGTAGCCGACAAGCGCCCAGCACGTCAATCAATCCCAGGCTCAACAGTTGTACTACAGAAGTACGTTGACCTTTCAAAGGCTACAACAGCCCTCACAGAAGATACTGACCCAGATGCAGTAGCAATGTCAACACCAACATCAGTTACCATCACTCTCAATGAGTACGGTAACTCAGTTCTCGTAACTCGTGCACTTGAGTTGTTCTCACTTGCAGATGTTGACCCAGCAATTGCTAACATCATTGCATTCAACCTCGCAGATTCAATTGACGAAGTTGCTATGACAACCCTACGTGGTGGCTCAAACGTCATCTACTCAGGTTCAACAGCAACATCAACAGCAACAGTTACTGCTGCTGCAACAATCTCATCTGCAAACCTTCGCAAGGCAGTTGCAAAACTCCGTGCAAACAAGGCTACAGCACGCAAGGGTTCACTCTACTGGGCTGGTATCCACCCAGAAGTTTCACACGACCTCCGTGCAGAGACAGGTTCAGCAGGATGGCTTCTCCCTAACCAGTACGGTTCTGCACAGGACCGCATCTGGGCTGGAGAGATTGGAACATACGAAGGTGCATACTACGTAGAGTCTCCACGTCTTTACTCAGCAACAGACGGTGCTTCATCTGCAAAGGTGTACCGCACAATCATCGCTGGACAGCAAGCAATGGCCGAGGCAGTTGCCGAAGAGCCACACGTAGTCATCGGACCAGTAGTTGACAAGTTGATGCGTCACCGCCCAATGGGTTGGTACGGCGTACTTGGCTTTGCACGCTACCGTGAAGAAGCACTATACCGAATCGAATCAGGTTCATCAATCGCTTAGTTGATTGACGGGTGGGGCTAGGGAAACCTAGCCTCATCAGTAAGTTCATTAAGGAGAACTATGGCAACGTACACATTTAGACCACCAACGGTGGATGAGGGACCTGCAGGTGGACATCGCCTGTTCTACTTCTACAAGTTAAAGCGTGGTATCACAGTTGTCAAAGACGGTGGTACTTGGTCAACTTTGCGTTACTCAGTAGATGAAGACCTCAATGACTATGATGTTGTCTATCGTGGTGGCTACAATCATACGGTAGATGAAGCAACAAAGGCAGAGTTAATTGCTGCAAGCATAGGTGTAACAGAGGATAACTTCACAGTACAGTAGGGGACAAAATGCACAGTCATATTAGTAAAGTTTTAGAGTGGGGTTTTAGTGAATCTCACGATTTTGTGGCGACACTGTGGGGCTGTGTGCTCTGCGACGAGACATCGGATAAACCGTTTCTGGCAGAAGAAGATATAGATATTGACCATACACAATGTGACGAAGATTGCTTCGGGTGTAAGGCCAAAGGCTTGCAGTTAAATGCAGGTGATGCAACAAGAGATGTACCTGATAAGAAGTGGAACTCTGAACTGGCTTCCTACCGCAAGGCTAGGGAGTCTGGCATACAGCCAGCAGGAACCACTCACGCTCACGTAGAGCAGGCTTATCAAGCATCTGAGACATTGGGTAAAGCGTATGACGCAGACACAATGCCTAAGGCTAAAGACATAAACAAAAACACAGCAGCAGTAATGAAAGAAATAGGAGCAATCTAATGCCACAAGTAGGAATGAAGAAGTTCCCATACACACCAAAAGGCAAGAAGGCAGCAGCAATGTATGCCAAGGCCGAGGGTATGGAAGAGAAGGCAATGATGATGAAGTCAGCCAAGAAGAAGGTTGCCAAGAAGGTTGCTAAGAAGAAGACGAAGAAGAAGTAATGGCTACACCAAAACCAAAGCCAACGCCTAGACCTAAGGCTGGGTTGGCTAAACCTCCACGTAAAGTAACGGCTAAGATTACACCAATGCCAAAGTTTACACCACCAACACTTGCACAGTATAAACAATCTGCTGCATACAAAACAGACTCAATGACTTACAAAGAATACGTAGATGCAATATACGATGTTTACAAATATAAACTAAAGAGAGGCAAGTAAAATGGCAATGAAGAAGTCAATAGTAAAGAAAGCAGCACCAAAAAAGTCAAGCAATATGACACCTTGGCGAAGTGTAAATGACAGATTAGCAGATGCAGGGCGTCAAGCCAGAGGTGCTGCACATCAAGTTGACATTAATAAGGCTAAAGGTAAGAAAGATAACTTAGATTATCGGGCATCAAAAACTGCGACACAAAGAACTGCAGACCTTAATAGAATGAACAGTACAAGCAAAACTTTAGGTCGTGCTAAGAACATTGTGTCTAAGCAGGCTAAAAAAGCAAGAATAATGAAATCTGTTCTTGAAGGTAAGTATAAAGGATAAATGGTGGACCCACGGCTAAAGCGAGCAGGAGTATCTGGGTTTAATAAACCAAAGCGTACGCCTAATCATCCTAAGAAGTCACACGTTGTTGTGGCTAAGGAGGGCGATAAGGTTAAAACTATTCGCTTTGGTCAACAGGGTGTTACTGGCGACAGGAAACCTACGGCACGCCAAGCATCTTTCAAAGCCAGACACGCGAAGAACATTGCTAAAGGTAAAATGAGTGCAGCATATTGGGCAGATAAGGTGAAATGGTAATGGCAAAAAAAGTAGCATTCTGGGATAAAAAGAATCCTAAGAAGAAGTCAACTCCATTGACTCCAGCACAGAAGGCTGCAGCCAAGGCGCGAGCCAAAGCAGCAGGGCGTAGATACCCTAACCTGGTAGATAACGCTGCTGTAGCAAAAAAGAAATAAGAAAGTAGGGGACAATGCAAGAGACAGTATCAATCGCCTGGTGCGATAACGGTATGGTAGATGGAAAGTTTATGCAGGGCGTGACAGATGTAATGCTCAAGTCAGGCATAAACTTCCACTCCACACTCCGCAGCCAAGGCAACCAGATTGCTAGACAACGTGAGACTGTAATTAGATATTGGTATGAGCAGAACAAATCTGATTGGCTACTTTGGGTTGACTCAGATGTAGTCATCAGTCCAGAGACATTCCTCAAGTTATGGAATGCCAAGGATAAAGACGAGAAGCCAATGGTTACTGGAGTCTACTTTACTACAGACAATCCAGAAGAACCCTTGATGGTTCCAATGCCTACACTCTTTAACTTTGCAGATAATAAAGACGGTGGCTTTGGTTTGACCAGAGTGCACCCACTACCTAAGGACAAGTTGATTCAGGTAGGGGCTGCAGGTATGGGGTTCATCCTTATGCACCGCAGCGTAGTTGAAAGAATCCTAAAGGAACTGCCAGAAGCGCAGTTGTTTATGGAGATGGGACGAGGAACAAAGTTTATTGGTGAGGACATCTACTTCTTCGCATTATGCGACAAGGTAGGAATCCCACTCTGGTGTGACACAAGTGCAACTGCTCCACATATGAAGCGGTTCTCTTTTGATGAACACTATTACAACGCAATGACCAAAAGGAGATAACTATGCCAACTGGCAAAGAAGGTAGCACACTGACTGCTGAGTTGAACAGACTCGCTGGCATTACAGATATTACAAGGTATCAAGATGCTCAAGGTGCTGCAAACGTCTGGGCTGGTACATCTGGCAAAGCACTCATTGGTGCACTTAATTACAAGGCGAGTTCATCACGCCAGCCTAACGCCTACAAGGGCCTTAACGCTGTCTGCAATGAGATTGCTGGAACCACAGGATTAGAAGCAGTTACAGCCCTAAGGAGCATCAGCGTATGACAACTACTCTTGCCAATATGATTGACGAGGTTCTTATCAACCTCTCTGGCTATACCTTCCAACAGGATAGGGCTACACACTTAACTACTGCTGTCACTACTTTGACATCAACAAGTGCTTCGCCACTTATCCTTAGCCTTGGGTCTACCGACTCTGTAGGTAAGGGTATTCTTGAGATTGACGAAGAACTACTCTGGGTAGATTCATTTGACCGTGTTGCTAACACAGCAACCGTATCTCCTTATGGTCGTGGCTACCTAGGTACAACTGCTGCTACACACACTGCAGATGCGAAGGTTACTATCTCTCCTACCTTCCCACGCTTTAGCGTTAAGCGAGCAATCAACGACACTATTCGTTCTCTTGGAGCAAGCATCTTTGCAGTCAAGAGCACATCATTTACATTCAATGCAGCACAGTCAACCTATGCTTTCAACAACCTTGACATCAAGAATATCTTGACAGTATCTTGGGAAGACATCGGACCATCAAAGGAATGGCGACCATTACGTCGCTGGGACTTTGACTCAACAGCAGATGCAACCGCTTGGGGTGCAGGTGCCCAGACAATCACACTAGGTGAGGCTCCTATCTCAGGACGCACAGTTCGTGTGGTCTACGCTGCAGACCCAACTGCATTCACAACTAATGCTCAGGTCTATACAACACAGACAGGACTTCCTGAGTCAACAAGAGATGTAGTAATCCTAGGTGCAGCCTATCGCTTGCTCACATTCCTTGACCCAGCACGTGCCTCACAGGTTAGCCCACAGGCTGATGAGACAGACTCTAAGCGCCCATACGGTGCATCACAGAGTGCAACTAAGCAACTCTACGCACTTTACACACAGCGTCTTAATGAAGAAACACAATCGCAACAGCAGAATTATCCACCACGAGTTCACTTCTCCCGCCGATAAGGACCGTCAATGACAACTAGAAAATACTCATCTCGCTCACAGCAGACAACTCTGACTGGGGCACTTACCTCATCTGGTACATCGGCAACGGTAGTATCAGGTTCAGCCATCTTGGGTGGAACAACAATCTCTGCTGGTGAAACATTCACCGCAGTCATTGACCCAGATACAGCCCTTGAAGAAATTGTAGATGTCACGGCGGTAAGTACTAACACTCTTACCATCACTCGTGGTGTTGATGGCTCAACAGGCCAGGCTCACTCAGCAGGTGCTGTTGTTCGCCATATGGCAATTGGTCGTGACTATCGTGAAGCCAACACTCACATCGAAGCAACCACGGGACACGGTGCAACTGGTGCTGTAGTTGGTACAACCAACACCCAGACACTTACCAACAAGACTCTTACCTCACCTGAGGTATCAGGGCTAACCCTTACAGATGCAAGCATTGTATTTGAAGGTGCTACTGCTAACGCGTTTGAAACAACTCTTACAGTCACAGACCCTACTGCAGACCGTACAGTCACAATTCCAGACGCTACAACAACTCTTGTAGGAACTGATACAACCCAGACTCTTACCAATAAGACACTGACTAGCCCAACCATTACTGGTACTGGTGCTATCGCTGGAACTTTCACAGGCAACCTCACGGGCAACGTTACTGGTAACGTATCAGGAACCTCTGGTTCAACCACAGGTAATGCTGCTACTGCTACAGCCTTGGCTACTGCTCGTACATTCCAACTTACTGGAGATGTCGAAGCAAGCGGAGTCACCTTTGATGGAACTGGCAACGTCAGCCTTACCACGGTTATTGGCACTGGAGCAATCGTTAACGCAGACGTTAATACATCTGCTCAGATTGCCTACGGCAAGTTGGCTTTGACCAACGGTATTGTCAATGCAGATATCAACGCTTCTGCTGCTATTGACTGGAGCAAGATTGCTCCTTCATCTACTGTATCTACTACAGAACTTGGATACCTTGACGGAGTTACTTCTGCTATCCAGACTCAGATTGATTCTAAGTTAGCAACTGCAACAGCCTCAAGCACATACGCTCCATTGGCTAGCCCAGCACTTACTGGTGTTCCTACTGCCCCTACTGCTACTGCTGGTACTAACACTACTCAGGTAGCAACTACAGCCTATGTTGGAACAGCAATCAACAACCTTATTGATGGTGCTCCATCTACTCTTGATACCCTTAATGAGATTGCAGCAGCCTTGGCTGATACAGCAAACTTCTCAGACACAGTAGTACTCAAGTCTGGTAGCACAATGTCTGGCAACCTAGCAATGGGAACCAACAAGGTAACTGGACTAGGCACACCAACCACATCTACTGATGCAGCAACTAAGGGCTATGTAGATACAATAACCGTTGCACCTAGCAACTTGACTGGTCCTATTACATCTGTTGGCTCAGCCACTAGCGTTGCAGCACAGACTGGTACAGGCTCTACCTTCGTAATGAATACCAGCCCTACCCTTGTCACCCCTGACCTTGGCGTAGCAACTGCTACATCTATCAACGGTACAACTATTCCATCTAGCAAGACTCTTGTGGCTACAGACTCTACAGCCTATGTAGTACCTAGCCAGACAGGCAACTCAGGTAAGTATCTGACTACAAATGGAACTGTATCTTCTTGGGGAGCAGTAGATGCACTACCAAGCCAGACAAGCAACTCAGGAAAGTATTTAACCACAGACGGTACAACCGCTTCGTGGGCAACCGTAACAACCGACCCAACAGCCGACATCTTTATGATGATGGGCGCCTAAGAAACTAAGGAGAAATACAAATGGCAAAGAAAGTACTTGGGCAAGTAAACCCATCTGCAACAACAGCAACAACACTCTATACAGTTCCATCTGCTAAGAGTGCGGTTATCTCATCTCTTACAATATGCAACCAAGCATCATCATCTGCTACCTTCCGTGTGGCAGTACGTCCTGCTGGTGCTACCTTGGCTGCTGTTCATTATGTAGCCTATGATGTTGCAGTCGGTGCTGCTGATACTACCTGCCTTACATTGGGCATCACACTTGCTACAACAGATGTAGTAACTGTCTATGCTTCAACTGCAAACATCTCTTTCCACGCCTACGGCGACGAGTCCTAATGGCAATCACTAGAGTAAAGACCTCTAGTGTTGCACAGGGGCCTTCTACTAAGAAGACGTTACTAGGTGGCAATGATGTCATCCTAGGTGGAAGTTATGACTATATTGATAAGGTGGATGTAGGAGCAGGCGGTGTGTCTTCTATTACTTTTAGTTCTATTCCTAGCACCTATAAACATTTACAAATTCGAGGAATACTTCGAACAAATGACACTGGTTCTTGGAATAATCAACAAATACGTTTTAATTCTGACACTGGCTCCAATTACGCTTTCCACACTTTATCAGGCGATGGCTCAGCAGCATCAGCAACTGCAGCAACAACTCAAACTTCATTCAACGACTTTATGCGTGCAGCATCTAACAGTTTGACTGCTGGAATCTTTGGCGTTGCCATTGTGGATGTATTAGATTATGCAAATACAAATAAATATAAAACTCTCAGAGCGCTGCAAGGGGGAGATTCAAACGGTGCTGGAATGGTTGGAATTACCTCTGGAGTTTGGATGTCAACTGCCGCAATTAGCACAATAACAATAAATCCTTCAGGTGGCACTGCTATTCAGTACTCATCATTTGCCCTATACGGAATTAAATAAGGAGGAAGAATGCCAACACAGACATATACTCCTATAGCAAGACAAGTGCTTGCATCAGCATCAACAACAGTAACCTTTAGCACTATACCTGGTGATTATACTGATTTAGAACTTGTTGCTAGCGTTCAAGCATCAGCCTCTGGTCAAGGTTTAACTATGCAATTTAATAATGACAACGGCACTGGTTCTTTGTATTCAAATACGGGACTTCGAGCAAACGGCTCAACTGCTGTATCATTCCGTCAAACAAGCAATACAAACATTCTTTTATCTAATATCGCAGAACCACCAACAAGCGGTAGTTTTGGATTGTATAATGCAAAGTTCCTTAACTATGCAAATGCTAATGTTTTCAAAACAACTCTTGTGCGTTCAAACTCTGCTGCTTTTGCAACTGAAATGTTTGCAGATTTATGGCGTAATACAAATGCTATTACCTCTATTAAAATTACCATATCGGGTGGCAACATTGCAGCAGGTTCTACCTTCACTTTATACGGCATAAAGGCTGGTTCATAATGGCATTTACATATAGCAAACTAGCCGAGGTAACTGTTGGTGCGACTGCGGTAGCATCTATTGACTTCAATAATATCCCACAGAACTATAATGACTTGATGCTTAAAATATCAGTTCGTTCTAATCGTGCATCCAATTGGGATAACTCACAGTTAAAGATAAATGGTTCAACCTCTAATATAACCAATCGTTACATAAGTGGTAATGGAGCAAGTGCTGCATCTGGAACTTTAACAGTATTATACATTGGAGATGTACCTGCTGCAACTGCAACTTCTAGCACTTTTGGCAATCAAGAAATTTACATTCCGAACTATGCTGGCTCAACAAATAAATCTCTATCAATTGATTCCGTAGCAGAGAACAATGCAACTACAGCCTATGTTTATCTAAGTGCTAACCTATGGTCATCAGTTACAACAATCAGTTCACTTTCAATCTTTAGCGGTAACGGTGACAGTTTTGTCCAGTATTCAACAGCCACACTCTATGGCGTGAAAGCAGAGGTATAAAATGGCAGTTACTAGGTTAACTACCAATGGTCTTACTGGTACAAAGTATGACATTGCATCTGCTGACAACTACTATATGGAGCCTATTGCTACTACGCTACTTTCTAGTACAACTGGAACAATTACTTTTTCTAATATACCGCAAAACTATAAACATCTTGAAATTAGATTTATAGCAAAAGCACCAACTGCTGGTGGCGGTGGTATTTATATCAGGTATCAATCAGATTCTGGTAGTAATTATTCAGCACACAATGTTAACGGAAATGGTGCTACGGCTGGCGCTCAAGCGCAATCTGCAACATCAACACCTCTAATCATTCGCAACGGCGGCATATCAACTACTGCTAATATATTTTCGGCTGGAGTAATATCTATATTAGATTATTCATCAACCTATAAAAATAAAACCTTACGCAGTCTTGGAGGTCAAGACTTAAACGGTAGTGGTTTAATAGAAATGGCTTCTACCTGTTGGTATAATACGGGTAATATAACTTCAATAGAATTAATACATAACGGTTCTGGTTTTGTTCAGTATTCCCGCTTCTCACTATACGGCATAAAAGGATGATGATAAATGTCTAAGACTGCTACCTATGCCTTGATTGATGGAACAACTCTTACCTCTGCAACAGGAACCGTAACATTCACAAGCATACCTGGAAGATATACTGATTTACGTTTAGTTATTAATGCAAGAGGAGCGACAACAACATATCAAGCAGCATCGCTGCAATTTAATTCAGATACAACTACAAATTATAGTTGGACGGCGATATTTGGGGATACTGCTTCTTCAATATCATATAGAGCATCAAACCAAAGCAACATATCTGGTGAGCAACTTCCACGTTCAAATGATACTGCTGGACTATTTGGAATAACAATATTTGATATTATGGATTACGCTAATACAACAACAAATAAAAGTGTTTTAATAAGAAATTCTTCTATGGGAACAACTTGCGTTGCACTTGCTGGCGCTGGTTTATGGCGTAAAACACCAGAAGCAATTACTTCTATTACAATTAACGGCTCAGTTAACTTTGCAATTGGTTCAACTTTCAAACTCTATGGAATAGAAGCAGGTAACGCCTAATGCCATTACAGTTATATAAAATTAGTTCCACAGAACTAACCGCTTCTGCTTCTACTGTAACCTTTAGTAATATACCTAGCGGTTACACCGATTTGAAAGTTGTTATTAGTTCAAGAGCAACTGGCTCTCGTGACACAGATGCAATGCTTATTAGATTTAACTCAGATTCTACTGCTGGCAATTATTCAATTAAATGGTTGCGTGGCAATGGTTCGGCTGTAACAACTGGCGATGGCGTAGGATATGCTGGTGGGTATGTGGGTGAATTTAATGGTGGCACATCAACTGCTAACACATTTACCTCACAAGAGGCTCATATTCCTAATTACACAAATGGAAATCAAAAATCTTTTTCAGTAGACATAACGCAAGAAGCAAATCAAACACTTGCTTACGCTCATATACTTGCAGGATTATGGTCTGGAACTGCGGCAATTACAACTATTACATTTGTTGACCACAATTCAAATAATTTTGCAATAGGCTCAACAGCAACCCTTTACGGCATACTATAAAGAAAAGGAAATACAATGACAACACCAACAGCAATCGAAGTAAACTGCGCTACAGGCGAAGTTACAGAGCGTCCACTAACAGCAGAAGAAATCGCCCAGCGTGAGGCAGATGCAGCAGCATATGCAGCACAGAAGGCAACAGAAGAAGCAGCAGCAGAAGCACTGGCTGCACTCAAGACATCTGCTCGTGCAAAACTGGTAGCAGGTACACCTCTTACCGAAGAAGAAGCAGCAACACTCGTTCTCTAATTCAATTTCTTTCTAGTAGTGGAGGTATGCCTTGGCTGGCAGAGATATTACCGAGGGCCGTGCTGAACGGTCCATCGCAGTTGACGTAGGTGTAGTTTCATCTACTGCTATCTGGCAGAACACCGATATGTCTTATGACGTAGCACTTGGTGGACTTCCATTCATCTACGCAATCAATGACTCACGCCCTTATGTGCGTCAGACTGCACCATTTCGTAAAGACCAGTTCGACAATGGCACTGAGCCAGGCGAGCAGTCTCTTACTGGTTGGTGGATTCGTAGCCAGATGTCATTCCACTCTGGGTCAGGTATCAACTTCTATGACCCTGCTACTACAGACGAGAATGGACACTATCGCTTCTCTGATAGCAAGGGCATCAACGTCTGGACCAAGGGACAGGCAACACTACTAAAGTCTTGCACATCTACTCACACAATTACTGGTGCTATTGCATCTAATGGTGTAACACAACAACACCTACGTCCAATCAAGTGGAGCACAAATAAAGGTGTACTTCTACTAGATGAGTATGATGTTGATAAGATTGCAGCAAATGGAACAGTAACTCACTTTGTAGATTATACCTCAGGAACAGACTCCCCAGTCTACGCACTCTGTGACGATGGAACATTTGCCTACTGGATTACCAATACAGCGACCAAGAAGACTGTCTACAAAAAACCTCTTACTGGTAGTTCAGCGGATACATCAGATGTTGTCAAGATGTTTGACGAGATTGGCGCCATTACAAATGCAACAATGGAGTACGTCAAAGACCGTATCGTTCTCTGTGCAGACAACAAGGTGTATGAGTTTTCTACATCTGCAACTGCTATGCCTACTACAATCTATTCTCACCCAACCTCTACACACGTTTACACATCTGTGGCAGCATCTGGTCCAGCCATTTACATTGCTGGCTACAACGGCATCCAATCAACCATTCAGAAGTTCACACTATCTACAGCAGGTGTAATGCCTACACTCACCTCAGCGGTGGTAGCAGCAGAACTTCCAGCAGGTGAGATTGTCCACAAGATTCATTACTACCTTGGCTATATGATGATTGGTACCAACAGAGGTATCCGAGTGGCAGCAGTATCTGACCAAGATGGTTCACTCAACTATGGTCCACTTATTGTAGAAACATCACAGCCTTGCTTTGACTTTGCAACACGCGACCACTATGTGTGGTGCGCTACAGGCGTGGCTGGTGAGCCAGGTGTTATCCGTATTGACCTATCCAATGAACTAGAAACTCTACGCTTTGCCTATGCTAATGACTTGTATATGGATGGCGTTACTGGGTACAAGACAACCGCTTGTGCATTCGTCGGCAACGATGACCCAACAGTAACTGACAGGCTTGTATTCTGCACAGCAAACAATGGCACGACAGATGGAACAATCTACATTGAAGACGCCTCAACTCTTCGCACATCTGGATACCTGACTACAGGTAACATCCGCTACGGAACACTTGAGCCTAAGAACTTCAAGCGTCTTCTTGGACGTGGTGACTTTACCTACGGTTCTATGACACTGGAGACAGTGGATAAGAACGGCGTTGAGTATGACCACATCTCATACGATGCAAGCATCAGCCCTATTGAAGTTGGTACATCTAACCCTGCTACTGCTCAAGAGTATGTAGCCTTTAAGTTTATTCTATACAGAGATGGTACAACCAATAGTCGTGGCCCAGTATTCAAGGGCTATCAGGCTAAGGCAACCATTGCTACCCCACGCCAGCGTGTCATTCAGTTCCCAGTCTATTGCTTTGACTTAGAGACAGATAGATACAACGTTGTCACTGGCTACGAAGGTAGAGCAATGGATAGAATCCAACTCCTTGAAGACATTGAGGAATCTGGAGACGTAGTAACTTGGCAAGACCTCAGCACTGGCGAGTCACGCCAGGCTGTTATCGAACAAATATCTTTCACTCGCGGTACTCCACCAGATAAAGGCTTCTCTGGCTTCGGAGGAATTATTCAGATAACGATTAGGACTGTGTAATGGCTGCATCAGAATGGGCAGCCTTTGGCGTTGCCATAATGACAATAACAGTAGGGTTTGCTGGCTTTGTGAAGTGGCTTGTTAAGCACTATCTATCAGAGTTAAAACCAAATGGGGGCGGTTCCGTTAAAGACCAAGTGAACCGATTGGAAACACGAGTTGACCAAATCTATCTCCTCCTCTGCGAGAAGGAAAGCAAGTAAGTTATCAGTACTTTTTATTTTAATTGGAACTACATTTCTGCTCTACCCTCAAGCATATGCAGCAACTGCTTACGCTGATGTAACGTGTGCTAATCAAGAGAACACAGAGCAGACATATCAAATTGGATGGGATAACAGTAACCAATTCTTTGCAGACAAGGGTTACATCCCTAGACTATTTTGCGAGGGCGGATATGCACCACCAGGATTCAATGTTTACGTTAGTGATAATCTTCCTGATAGTTCTACTGGTTACTACAATGGCGTAGTTCCTACCCTTGTTGCAAGTCCCAATCCTGAGACGCAGACCGTTCAGTCCGAAACTGTGACTGCTTCTGAGACGGTGACTGCTCCTTCGGAGACGACAACTGCTCCAACTTCTGAGACCTCAACTGTTTCTGAGACCGAAACAACAACTTCTGATACTCAGACTTCCACACTTGAGACACCTTCTGCGACTGTTGATACTCCGACTTCAAGTACCGAATCTCTAACACCTGTGCTACCAGTAGAAACATCAACGGTAGATACCCAAACAGCAGAATCAATTCCAACACCTGTAGTTACTCCTCTCCCCGACCCAGTACCAGTAGTACAACCAGAGCCAGTAGTGGTACCGCCACCAGCGCCAGAGCCTGAACCATTACCTGAACCTATCCCAGACCCTATACCAGAGCCTGAGCCAGAACCTACGGTAGACAACATTGATGAACCTGGTCTTCAGATTCCTGAAGTAAGTGAGCCAGTTGTAGAAGAACCAGTGGTCGAAGAACCTGTCGCGGAAGATGAAGAACCCGTCACTGAAACTCCTACGGAGCCTGAGGTCATTGAGGAACCAGAGCCACTTGAGCCTGAGGTCATACCAACTGAACCTGAGCCAACGCCAGAACTTATTCAACCTGAAACTCCCATCTCTACACCTGAGCCTATTGTACCAGAAGTGGTACAACTCACTGAAGATACAGACCTTAGCGTGTTGCCACCTGATACTCCAGTGGAACTGGAGAACGGTGTGGTTCTTACGGCAGAGGTAGTTATAGCACTTACTTTGCTGGAGAACCCAGCAGAATTATTAGCAGAGTTATTCACCGACCCTGGACAAGTCTTGATGGCCTTGGGAAATATCGGTGCAGATATGTCCCCTGAGGTACGCGAGCAATCAGAGAAGGTAATCATCGCTGCAGTTATTGCAGGAAACATAGCCACTCAAGCAGCAGCATCTGCTGCACTAGCCGCGTACAGGAGAAATATATGAAGAAGTTCATATCAGATATTGCTAACCAACTATGGACACTCTTAGGAATGTTTGTGGCTTGGGTAGTACTAGAGGGTTCAGCCAAGACAATCGTGGGTTACGCAATCATTGCCACCCTTGTTGTCTGGTCTATCACTCTTAACATCCGCAACCTAAAGGACGAATAATGGCCACATTTAAGAACGTAATGATGCGTATTTTCGCAGTCATTGCAGCAGAAGCACTAGGAGTTATCGGTGCTGGTTCCCTCGTAGGTATCGAAGTATGGCAAGCAGCAGTACTGGCTGGCGCACTAGGTGCAGCCCGTGTACTTGAAGCACTTGCACGCTTCTTCCTTAACGATGGAAGCCTAACCGCAGAAGAAATCAACGCAGCCTTTGCTAAGGTTGACAAGAAAGCGAGTGAGTAAATGGGACAAAGACTAGACTTCATCAAGGTAGCCGAAGGCGAACTAGGTGTAATTGAAGGTCCGAAGGACAACGAAACAAAGTACGGCGCATTTACAAAAGCAAACTTCCTACCTTGGTGCGGTTCTTTTGTTAACTGGTGTGCTAATGAAGTGGGCTTGAAGATTCCTAACTGTGTATCTACAGTGGCAGGAGCAACAGCCTTTATGAAGAAGAACCAATGGGAGAAGGCAGAGGAAGCAATCCCTCTACCAGGAGACGTAGTGTTCTTTGATTTCCCGAACGATGGCGTTGACCGTATCTCTCACGTAGGGATTGTGGTCAAGGACAACGGAGACGGGACAGTCACCTGTATCGAAGGCAACACTGCCCCAGATAAGAAGGGTGACCAGCGCAACGGAGGCCAAGTCTGCCTCAAGGTGCGTGCCTACAAGAAGAAGAATGGTTCCAAACTCCGCAGGTCACAAGCCGTGACAGTTGTGGGATTCGGTAAGCCAGTCTTCAAGTCATAAGGAGAGAAAATGAATACAACCAAACTCGTTGCTATGGCAACTACTTACGCACGTGCAGCGGTCCCATCAGTGGTGGCCCTATACGCAGCAGGAGTGACAGACCCAAAGACACTGGCATATGCTTTCGCATCAGCGTTCATTGCCCCACTCTGGAAGGCACTAGACCCTAAGGCCAAGGAATTTGGCGTTGGAAGCAAGAAGTAAACACCCTCAAATAGGGGCCTAGCAGCCCCATAGAGACACGAAGACCCTCACCTCTAGGTACTTACCTAGGAGTGGGGGTCTTTTTCTCATTTCTTCTGGACCCAAACTTGGTAGCCGTGATGTAGCACAATTAGTTCCTCGTTGTGTACGGCTATGAATCTATCCACTGCTTCCTTGGGTGTGTCTGACTGGTCAGTCCATAGGTAGTCATCAAAGGCTAGGATGCCACCAGACTTGAGCAGTGGCCACGCATTCTCTGCATCCTCTTGGACAGCCAGTGCCCTATGGTCACCGTCTATGTAGATGAAGTCAGAGTAATCCTTCTTCAAATGTGGCAGGTACATCGTGGAGTCAGCCAGCACTGAGTAGACATTGGGGTACTTCCAAACCCTTTCAAGGTACTCCTTGTGGATAGCAACGAAGTCAATGTCGGTATGCTCATCGCTACCTTCCCAAGTATCAATGTCCAACAACTTAGATGACTGGTCAGTAAGGATGTTGTTGAGTAGCCACTCTGATGCGTGACCTGCAAATACACCCACCTGAACAAATCTCAGATTAGGTTGACCAGCCAGATGGCTGAGATAGTTCTCGAAGTTCTGACGTGCTACTGGTTCAAACCAGTTCGGCGTGTCGTTTTGCATTAGGTATCCTCGCTGTGTATAATTAGTTATATAATAACATATAATAATATATAGGCGCGGAGCGCCTTATATAATATATATATTATATTATATACTACAATAGATTTAGATAGTACTCTTGTCTTAAGTACCCTCCTGTCCTTGACAGGGGTACTATCTAAAAACTACTAGACGGAGGATGAAATGTTCAACCCATTTAAGAAACGCATCAAGACAGAAACACTTGACTCTTTGATTAACATTCTCCTATCGGAGATTGATGAGATATCAGAGTTGATTGAAGAACTTCGCAAAGACCTAGAAGACTTAACTGACTTCGTGGAAGAACGCCTTGATTAAGTTAGATGATTACACGCTACCTGAGCACATCAGTTACTCGGCATTCACAACCTATCTGACTTGCGGTTACCAGTACTACCTAGGCAGACTACTGCAGGTACCTGAGGAGCCAAGCATCTGGTCAGCAGGTGGCCGTGCATTCCACTACGCAACGGAGTTGTACGACTATGACAACGAATGACCTATGGGCTAAGGCTTGGAAGAAAGAAACCGAAGGCTTAGACCTCAACACTGCACGACGTGCAGGACGAGCAACTAAAGATAATCCCAACAAAGAAGATGGTTTCTGGTGGGATGCTAATGGTTCCATTTGGGTAGACAACTACATCAAGTGGCGCAAGAACAATCCTAACTGGAAAATCTGGACAACTCCACAAGGTGCTCGTGCCATCGAACTGGAGTTGAACCCAGTAATCGCAGGTGTGCCAGTCAAGATGTTCATTGACAGAATCTTTGAGGTAGATGGTAAGTTAGTTATCGTTGACTTGAAGACATCACGTACACGCCCAACCTCTGACCTTCAGTTAGGCTTCTACAAAGTAGGAGTCGAACAGATGATAGGAGCAGAAGTCAATCTAGGAAACTACTGGATGTCTCGTGAGTCGGGGACAGGAGAGATGATTGACCTGAGTAGATATACGCTGGACACGCTTGAGTACTTTGTTGATGGTTTTGATAAAGCACGCAAGGCTGGTATATTTCTACCGAACCTACAATCGTGCAATTTCTGTGGACTCACAGCACATTGCCAATTCACAAAGGAAAAGAAATGACAACAGAAAACTGGAAGTTACAGGTATCAGTTAAGTCACCCAATGGAGACTTGATTAACATTCGTGCCAACACAGCAGATGAACTTAGCGTAATGCTTGAAGGCATTGCAGACTACTCACATCAGATTGCTGCTACATCTAAGGCGGTTGCTGCTGCATACACAGTGCTCCCTTTAGCGACTGGCGGTTCAACTCAAGACACCGCGCAGCAGCCATCCTTCGTGCCAACCCAGGCTCCAACTCAGTCCGTTGGGGTGGGCGGGATGTCTACACCGACTTGCGTACACGGAGCACGCATCTTCCGTCAAGGAGTCAGCAAGACGAATGGGAAGCCTTACGCATTCTGGGCTTGTCCAACACCGCAGGGAACACCAGACCAGTGCAAGCCCGTCAACTAATACAGGACGAGATGCTATAAGAATTGGTGGAGGGGTAGTCAGACGGGGAAGATGATTACCCCTCTTCCAACTTAAGACAGGAGACGCAATGAGAACTTTAGTAAGAAGCGTAGGACGACAGGACATTGGCGGTGAACCGCTACCAAGTTGCTTCAAAACATTTGATAACAATAAGATTATATTTCGTAGGTCAGAAGTATCTATGCTCGCAGGTACACCTGGTGTAGGTAAGTCAACACTTGCTATCGCACTAGCGCTGAAGATGAAGGTGCCTTGCCTGTACATCTCAGCAGATACCAATGCACACACTATGGCTATGCGCCTTGCCTCAATGATATCTGGTAAGAACCAGACAGATGTTGAGAACCTAATGAATGCTGACCCTGGTTGGACAAAGGCTGTGCTACAAAAGAGCAACCACATTGTCTGGTCATTTGAATCCTCACCCACCTTGCAAGATATAGATGAAGAAGTCCAAGCATTTGAAGAACTCTGGGGTTGCCCACCTGTTGCCATCTTTGTAGATAACTTGATGGACATAGCCACTGATGGTGGCGAAGAGTTTGCTTCAATGCGTGCGATTATGAAGGAGTTGAAATACCTTGCTCGTGCAACTAACACTGCTATTATTATTTTACACCACACTTCTGAGGCTGTTATGGGTAACCCTTGCCAACCTCGTTCTGCCCTCCAAGGTAAGGTGGCACAACTTCCTGCACTTATCTGCACTCTTGGTGTTGTCGGTACTTCTATGGCTGTCGCTCCTGTAAAGAATAGATATGGGCGTGCCGATGCCAACGCTAACCTCACTTGTTGGCTATCATTTAACCCTGAGTATATGTACATCGAAGACATACCAGAGAATGGATAAGAGATGCTAAGAGAAGAAGAAGACGACATCACACAAGAGATGCGTCAATTAGTAATGGCTAAGGTAGCAGAAGAGATTGCCTCATTCATTATAAAGATTGAAGAAGCCAAGCCACCTGTCACTGATGAGTGGACGGAAGGCGTTGGTGTTGGTATGAACTGGGCTATCCGCATCTTGCGTAAGGATAAGAGTGCATACTGAGTGGCATCACAATCGCGTAAACATAGAGGATACCGCAGTCAAAAAGTATTGGCGAACTATCTCGCAGAGAACGGGTTTCCGTTTGCTGAGAGCACAGGTGCTGGTCGTAGTGGTACTGACATTACTGGCACTATCGGTATCGACTGGGAAGTAAAGGCAAGAACAGGATTTAATCCCGCTGCTGCTATCGCACAGTTGAAGGAAAGAGATAAAGGATTGCTTGGCCTAGTAGTCTTAAGACTTAATGGTCAAGGTGAGAAGTCAGTAGACGATTGGGTTTGCTTACTTAGACTGGAGGATGCAGTGAAACTATTAAGGGATGCAGGATATGGTGATAAAAATTGACAGTGACTTGCCAAACATCGCAGATGTCCTCACACACTATGGTGCAAACATACGACAAAGACACGGGCAAGTCAACCTTAAGTGTCCGTTCCATTCAGATACGCACCAGTCTGGTTCAGCCAACCTCGACAAGAATATCTTTATATGCTTTGCCTGTGGGGTTCAAGGTAACTCGCTCCAAATTATTTCGTCAAGAGAAGGAGTAAACATACGTGAAGCAAAGCGCATTGCAGAAGGAATTACTGGGCAAAGCAGCGAACAAGTACGCGGGAAGCATCTCTCTGGCTCAAGACTACCTAGCAAGCAGGGGAATACCTCTGGAGGTAGCACGTCTGGCATCATTCGGCGTAGTCGCGGAGCCTGAAGTTGGACACGAAGCAATGGTTGGCAGGTTATCAATCCCTTACATCACTAAGACTGGTGTTGTTGACTTGCGATTTCGTGCACTTAACCCTGCCGTTGAGCCTAAGTATATGGGGTTAACTGGAGCAGAGACAAAGATGTACAACGTACTAGATGTTGAACGTGCAGGTGATTACATTGGTGTATGTGAGGGAGAGATAGATACGCTTACCCTTTCATCTGTCATTGGCATCCCTTGTGTTGGTGTACCTGGTGCTAACAGTTGGAAGAAACATTACACACGTTTGCTTGCAGACTTTGAAAGAGTCTTTGTCTTTGCAGATGGTGACCAACCAGGCACAGAGTTCGCACGTAGCCTAGCCCGTGAACTGCCAGTTACTATCATTCAGTTACCTGATGGGTACGATGTCAACTCTATGTTCGTGCAAGAAGGTGCTGACTACTTCCATCAGAAGATGGATATGAAGAATGGACTTTGACGAACTCGAACCACCTGAGTCTTACTGCCACGAATGCAAGACACAGTTTGAGAATTCATTTGAGTTGATAGACCATACGTTGGAAGATGATGAAGAGTTCAACCCGTACTACGTACTACCCAATGGATTCAAGTTGTTACTTGGTTCATTGCTAAGGTTTATGTACTACCACAAGGATGAACCAGAGAAGATTGCGTTGATTACTCAGTCAACATACGTAACTCTATTTGCATCAGAGATGGGTTACGATATGGTTGACGAATTGGTTGAGGATATGGTAGTGAAGACAGAGTTGCAGAACTTTGATGAAGAACTAAAGAAACTATTGACAAAGGATGACGATGGAGAAGGCGGAGCGTGAAGAGATATGGCAGATTATAACCCATCTGGCAGAACAAGGATTGAACGTACAGTCATACAGCGTGGAGGGCCAGTTCCTCAAGGTAACACTATCAGTTCCACTTTTGAGCAAGACGTAAGAGATACGATGAAGGAACTCGGTGACCTGCTGATAAGCAAGCATCGTGACTATGGCCCAAAGAATATCTCTGACTCACCAGGCGGTGCGCTCAATGGATTACGTGTACGAATGCACGATAAGACAGCACGCATCAACAACTTGATTGACAATGGCACTGACGCACAACACGAACCACTGGAGGACTCCTTCAAAGACCTAGCAAACTATGGTATAATTGCACTGTTAGTTCTACGAGGAAAGTGGGATAAGTAATGGCATCTAAGTCATCATTTGACTTAGACTTTGGCTATGGTCGCAAAGGCGAACAACTTGTAGATGAGTTGCTTACTGGTAACCTTACTGTTGAAGTCAAGCGTGACCGCAAGTGGTTCAAGACCAACAACTTATACATAGAGACTGA